GGGGAGGGAGGGTGAGGCGCCTGCAATTTCCCTTGTGTCATAGAGTTCGGCCAGCGTTCGACCCTTCCGTAACCCTCGGGTCTTCTCCAGCCTCACCGCAATCCCCGGCACCCGCTTGCGCCGGTTTTCAACCACGGCCTGTTGGGTGGTGAGGGGAAGGGTCTTAGCTCTGGCTGTGAAGGCGAGGCCTACATGGCACCGGGTCACGCCTTCGCTCAATGTGATCTGCCCGCCTACGACGACCTGCGGCGGGAACACTTTGCCGTCCCCGAGGATGGAAACTGTTTCCCCTTCCAAATGCCACAGGCCGCCGATAACGGTGACAGGAATATCCAGTGTCCAGCGGCGTGACTGCGTAGGCCAACCTCGGCTACCAGTTTCCCCGTTATCCATCAGAAATCATCTCCGGTTTCATGCACGATCCGTTTCGGCTCTTCCCACAATTCCAGTGTCATCTTGGAATTACTTTCAGTAACCTCAGTCACGCGCCAGATACCGTCGTCTGTGCGGAGGATCACGCCTGTAAGATCAACGTCGGAACCCAACACTGTGTAGACAACGAACTTCGGGAGGTGAATAGCGCCGGTAACGCCCATAACGGCGTAGGGCACAACTTTGCTGACTGTCGGATCAGCCGCGCCCATCGCCGCAAAAGCGACAATTTTGCCGCCCTCGCTCATGCGATTGCTTTCACACCGGCTTCAATACCAGGCACGTTTGCGGCCAGCCAAGCCACGCCAGTAGCCGGATCGGTTTCCCAGATATGCTGCTCAGGTGTGAAGCCTGTGGTAAGCGACTTCGTGCCACTGAAGTAATTCGTGCCTCCACTACGCAATGCAAGCTGGAGGTTCTGAGGCCCTGTTACGTTGTTCCGAACACGGGCAGTTACAGCCACAGCTTTAACTGGGCTGGCGCCAAGGCTCGGGCCGGTAAGGGTGTAGGTTTCAATATCGTTGGCAACAGCTGTCGAGATAAAGTCGCCGTCATTATAGGCGACCTCATCAACATCACCAAACGCACCTGTCCACGCCGTGTTGGCACCGTTCCCTGTCGGAACGAAGGTAGCCAGCTTCCATCCGATCGTAGCTTCATCAGCCACGATGACCTGGCTAGCAAAAACGGAGGTGTCGGTGTTGGGCGACAGGGAAGGACTGCCACAGAACTGGAGTTGCGCAATGTTCGGGATGGCTGAGAGGTTGATCGTTCCGCTGTCGAGCACAAGAGTGCCAGAGTTGTAAAGACGGATGCGGCCTGAAGCGGTGTTGCACAAAACCTGGAGGTCCAAGGTCTGCCGATTAAGGTGGTTGATGCCGTAGTTGCCTCCAACTTGAACCCAGCCAGCACCCGTGTTATACATGAGGCGAAGATACGCTGCCGTGGAGTTGGCCTGGATTTTAACCCGAGCGACCCCAGCACTGTCATAGAGAAACATGTGATCGACGAGGATGCTGGCCGATCCAGGGCTAGTAGCAAAGTCCAGGTGCAGCCAGCAGTTAGTGACAGACGCAAACACAGGGCTGGTCATCGTGGGGGCGCCCGGCGCGCCGATCGTGCAAAGCGAACACCGCGCCCAGTTCCCATCATACCGCTGGGTCTGTTCACCACTTCCCGTCTCGTTAGGATTGAACGAGGTGATTTCCCCGCCGACAAAAACAACAGTCATCAGACTTCACCTTCATGGAGTTGCAAGAATAGTGCTACATCGACCAGGTCGCCGGTTGTAGTTTTCGCATACCAAACGTCGTCCTCTTTCCAGAGTTCCAAGTTGCCTACGCAGTAATTGGCTTCGAGACTCACACCACAATCCACGGCCATCGCGTCCTCGACATTGACGAAATTGCGCAGAGCCATCCGCTCAATCATCCGACGCCAACGGCCCTGGAGCCAGCGCTGGGTCACGACGTATACTCGGTCGTTGATGACCTGCGGGCCAGCGGCGATGCCGTTGTTTTCGCGCAAGTTAGTGACGGCAAGGAACTGCCCGTTGGTTCCGCAGGGGGTCCACGCAAAAATATCCTCGTTCTTAACCACAGTGAAAGCGAGCAAGCCCCCACCCTCTTGCACACACCAGACAACCTTGAACGGCGACTCTTGATAAGCCCACGATGTTATCGCACGGTTCTGGCCGAAGAGGTGGCCGGATAGAATGCTCCGATCATCGCCGGAATAGACGCGGGAAATTTCGTTGTAACTGAGCATGCGCACAGCATGGCCTTTGGCCTCAGCGTAGAGCAGGTCCGAACCAATTTTAATCGGCCGGAGCAGGCTCACACCGTGGTAAGTCTGCGGCACGGCGATGGCTGAGGTCGGTGTGATTGGGTCGAGAGGACCGCCGCCGTTTAATACCCATATGCTTTCCTGCGTCGTGACGAGCAAGCCGCCCTGAGTTGGGATCAAATGCCTGATCGCGGAAAAGGACGGCGTGTCAAGCGTGAACTCAAAGGAGTCGGAGTCGACCAGGTTGGGTGTCGTGTCGAAGTTGGAGAACAGTTTAACCTGACTGCCCCACAGCGTCGTCGGCTGATCGTAGGTAGCGGCGTAGAGTTGCCGCTGCTGGAACACGCACGAGACTGAGGGGTAAGTGCCGAGGGTAGGATAGACCGTGGCGACGGCAACGGCGGAACTGCCTGCCGTGACGTTGGGTTTAAGGCTCGAAATCTTATCATGCAGTGGCGCACCGGGGTAGGGATCAGGATCATTACCTGTAATTGTATCACTGGCCCCGCCGTAATTATCGTCTTCGTAAACTGTCCACGAACCCTTCGCGCGGTAGGAGCTGATCTTGTCCTCCATGCCGTAGGGGCCGAGGTCAGGAACAGGGCCGTTGAATGTAGCGGAGCGCCCGCCGTAGTCAACGTGCTCATAAACGGTGATCGAGGGCTGAGTTTCGCCCACAGCGAAATCCAAAATCCCGGTCTGGTCCTCACCGATAGGATAACCTTGACCACGGCTCGTAATGTAAATTCCTGTGACTTCTCCAGCATCATTCACAATGGCCTCGCCCATGAAACCGCTACCAGCGGCGTCGGCTGTGACGAGGGTTTCAAAGTCGGCATAACCCGTGCCGCCGTCAAGGACTTTGACCTCCGCGATCGGTTGAGATACGAAAGGGTTAGCGCGCTCGGGGGGAGTGCGTGTAAAGTCAGGGATGATGTTGGGATCGGTGAACTTTGTCCCTTTGGTCTGGCCAATGAAACCAACCTCGCTACCGGAGGTAAGGACTTCGCTAATGCTCACGATTGAGCGATAGACGTTATAGCGGATAGCGCGCGGGTCGGCTTCCCAGGTGACGCTCACACTTCCCTCGGTCGCGGGGTAGTTTACGATCCCAACGGCGGGAAAGAGGGGACCACGGATACTCTCGCTCCCGTCAACGTAAACGGAAGTCACGGCAAACAGGGTCTGGGCCTCACCAGTCGCGCTGGCAGTAACATCAAGGATTGTTGGGCCGAACGCGCTAACGCCGATCTGCTCGTCCTCAAGCCGCCACACGTTACCCGCAGCATCCTCAATTCCGTCCAGCGGATCATTGCTGCGGATAAGGTTCCTGATCGGATGGGCTGGATGTGTGATGCGGAGGAGATCGCGGAACTGCTCAAACCGGACCTCGGCATATTGGGAAGGCTCGTAGGTGCACGGGACTTCAAGCACACGGGCGACAGAGAAGCCTGCGGCGGGGTCCGGAAACAGCGTGCTGTCGATAAGCTCGCCATCGGTCAAAGACCTAACCGTGAACGTAGCAGCTCCCGTAACTTCAACCGAAACGGAGCGGTTCCGCCACTCAAGATTGACGAAAGGGTTGGCGGGGAAGGTGACGGTATCGCCTGTGGTAAATTCGTGATCTACGGCTGTCGTAAACTCGCCGGGGTTGGCCAAGGTCAACGCGCTGAGGGCAATCGACGGCCCGCAAACGTATTTACCGTTCTTTACGAACCTGATGGAGCTGTGGGAAAAATCGCTAGTCCCTACAGCGTTGATCGGACAGACCACGCCGACAAGGTTAAAGTCGGGGTCTGGATCGTATATGTAGGTAAAGAGTAGCGGCGGGGCAATAAGTTCCAGCGTGTCTACGCCTTCGGAGTAGTCCGGCAGGTAATCAACGAACTCGAACCCAGCGCGTGAAGACAAGCCGCCTCGGTAGTCCACGAAGAAGTTATAAGCCTCGGCCATTGCGAGGTCATACTTGGTAAGATCAGTCCGCCCGAAAAATGCGGGGGAAAGCTCCCCGGCTACAAACGCATACTTGATAAGGTCCGTTGCCATTTAGCTGCTCACAAACAAGTCGCCGAGGGGGTGAAAGTATTGGGTGTTCTGGATGCTGCCGCCGTAGCCCCGGCCCTGTATCCAATCGGGCAGGACTTCAAAGCGCTCATTGGAACTGTTCGCGGCCCGCTCCCTTGCAGCCCAAATCAAGCCGTTGGCTTTCTCCGCGAGCATCTTGGCTTGCGATCCCTTGCCGGTGAGGGGCTGTGAAATGTGTGAGGCCAGAGCGTAGACCACAGCCATTTGCAACGATGCGCTCCACAGGCTCATCGTGACAAGGCGGCTAGTGTAGGCGAGGATCGCGCTTTCCGTGTTCGTGACCAGGGCGACTTTGCTTCCCGGATACTCGGTGATCAGGAAGCGGGAGAAGTCGGAAAGGTATTGGGGATGGAGCAGGTCGCTCGGCATGTCGTAGGCGTAGGTGTAGCCGGGCCGCGCGTTGGTGCTCACCCAGTCATCATCGAAGTCGCGCTCGTCGAGGAGGGTAAGGGACGCCAACTTCGTCGCCTCAGGCCACACGGCAGCGGAAAGCACCTGGTCGCGGACCGGGCTATACCAAAGCTTACAGACCTGGGCCTCGCGCGTTGCTTCGGTCGTAAGAAGGACGTTATTCCGCGCGCCTATAGCGTTGAGCGCAAGGTTATAAATCTCAAGTTCAGTCGCTACAGACACGCGGATAACTCCTTATTCAGGCTTGACCGGCTTGGCCAAAGGTTTCGGGAGTTCGACCTTCGGCTCTTCCAGCGCTTCCGCCGTCGTGGGGAGTTTGGGGAGCCAGTCGTTCGGGAGGGTATGGGGATTGCCGGACGGGGTGTAGAGTGTCCCGTCCGGCGCAAACCAACCTCGGCGGAGGTTAACCTGCATTAGTTAGCCCCCTCAGCGTATGCGCGCCAGCCGGTCGGATCGAGCGTAAGGAACGCGTTGATCTTGCCGGCAGTCGTGGTCGTGGTGGCGGTCACGGCGAGGATGCCGAGATAGCGTTCGTAGACCTGACCCTGAACCGGCAGGGCAATGCAAGCGATAACGCCGCCCGCGTTGAACTGGGCCGAGTTAGCCGCGCTGTCATCGGTGACAAAGGTGCCGGTGTCAACGTGAACCGTTGCAGAACCATCAACCGCAATTGCGGCCTGGGCATCCGACACCAACTGGAACTTGAGGGTTCCGGCAGCACCCGCTGTGATGATTTCCGTGTCGGTGGTGATGACGAGGTAAAGGGGCTGGCCCTGACCAATATCACGCGCAGCAGCACTGAGATCGATAACATCACCGATTAGGGCGGTGCCAGCGGCTGCCGCGACAGAAGCGGCGTCGGCAAATTCAGTTCGTTCATCGAGGATCATGATAATATTCCTTTTGTGAGGTTGGTATGGCCCCACCCGTTATGGGCAGAGCCATACGAGCTTAAGCGATCAGCGCTTCATCCGGGCTGAGCACATCGACCCGGCGGATCGGAATGCCTTGGAACGAGGTGACGGGGATGCCGCCGACCTGATCCACCGTGAGGGTAGAAGTCTTGATCGCATTGGCCGACTGCTGACGCAACTTGGTCAGAATGCCCCGGTCCATGTAGAACACAGGACGACCAGCGGACATGGCTGGAAGCCGATCCATCGCCTGGAACATCAGGTTCGGGAGGTTGGCGCCTGTGGCCGCATCGACGGTCAGGGCTGAACGGTCGATGTTGGCGATACGGACGAAATAGCGCCAGTCGCGGATGGTCAGGCCCGCGTCCCAACGGTAGTGCGAGCGGTAGGCTTCCATCCGTCCGCCAGCGCCGTCCACGTTTTCGATCGTGACCTGACCCTTGTCTTCCATCTGCAAGCCAGCGGTCGAACCCTTCGGCACGATGCCGTGGCCTGTGCTCGGACCCCACACGCACAGCCAGATGCTCGCATTGTCCGTGCCAGCGCCGCCGCCGAGAATGACGTTATCGCCGTTGGCTGCGGTGGTGGAATTGAAACGCGGCGACAGGCCGGTGAAGGCCTCGGGTTCGCTGCCTTCATTTCCATAGAACAGGGTCTGGGCGATTTCCTCGCTCATGCCCTCGATGTGCGGACGATCTTCGGAC